AAAAGTACAACCCTCAATTAGAGGTTTAGAAAATTGGCAAGACCAAGGTAAGCCCGTTGTTTCTCGTACTAAAGCCAAAACAATGATGGCACCAAATTTAAGAGCATTTCCAAAATATAATCCTTTAATAATTAAAAAGGGTTTGACTTACAGCGTGGCTCAAGGCAAAAGAAATAAAGCAGGATTTGTTGGGCTTTACCGATTGCTAAACAAATCAGCTGTTGGTGCAATTATTGAAACCGCTGGACGCAAAAATTGGGGCGGCGACCCACAATCTCAAAGCAATAACCCGAACGCTGGGACGCATTTTAATCAAAGAATTCAAGGAACTTATGGTGGCTTTAAACAAGTTGGAAACAGTCGCATGGATAAAGGTAGATTGCTATTCAAATCTTATGTTGACGACCAAGGAAAAGTCCAAGACGCTGTGTTTGCAGCAATTAAAAAAGCTGAACATTTATTTGAAACCACAACTAAAAATGATAGATATGGATTAGCCGCATGACAATTGGCATAGATATTGTTTCGGAGTATAAAGATAAAGGCGCGAAACTTGCTGAATCCTCATTAACAAAGTTAACCAAGACTGCAAGAAATCTTGGACTTGCATTGGGTGTTGCTTTATCTGTTAACAAGATTGTGGCGTTTGGTAGAGCCTCAGTTAAGGAATTTACAGATTCAGAAAGAGCTGCTGCCGCTTTACAAAACACTTTAAAAAATACTGGCAATCTAATGGCATTTCCCGATACCGAGGCGGGATTGAAAAACCTTAGTAAGTTAAGCGGCATTGCAGACGACTCATTAATTCCATCATTTACTCAATTGTTTAGAGCTACTGGAAATGCTAAACAAGCAATGGACAGTTTAAACCTAGCCATTGAAGTTTCAAGAGGTAGTGGCAACGGATTGAACCAAGTTGTTGACGCATTGTCTAAGGGTTATGCGGGTAACACTAGAGGACTTGCAGCCTTAAATCTTGGACTGAATAAAGCTTATTTAGCAACAGGCAACATGGCTGGAATTACCGAGGAATTGAACAAACAATTTAGCGGGGCTTCAGCTGCTTATCTTGATACTTATGCTGGCAAAATTGAAGTCTTAAATAACCAATGGAACGACACCAAACAAATAGTTGGTCAAGGTTTGGTTATGGCTTTTCAAGAGGCGACAGGTAACAGAGGCGTTGGTGGCATGACCGACGCCATGGAAAAGTTTGGTTATATTGTTGACGCAATCCTGATTAAAACAGGAAGTTTAATAAATACCCTTACCAACAATATTCCTTTGATAAGTGATTTGCTCAAGCGTGTTGTTGATGGTTGGTCATACATACTTGATGTTAAAGGTACTGAGTTAAAAATCCAAAATGAAATTTGGAAGGCAAACACTAAGACTTGGGAAATGGCTCAAAAGACAGCCGACGACCAAGCAAAAAGAAACAAAGAATATCTTGCCTTTTTAGCCAAGCAAAAGAAACTTACAGACGCAGCAGCATTAGCAGCTAAGAAAAAACAAGCTGAGGAAGCAGCACTTAAAAAAGCAGCAACAATGTTTGACATTGATAGAATTCAAATTGTTGCAGCCCTTCAAAGAAACATTACAGAGGACGAAAAACTACGCCTTCAATTACAGATGGCATTACTTCAAGAAAACGCCTCTGAAGCTGACAGACTTTCAAATCAATTAGCAATCAGTCAATTGCAGACAACTAATCTTGCCTTGGCTATTTCCAGATTACCAAGAGCTTTAAATCCTTTTGAGGGTTGGAGTGCTGAAATTGATATGTTATTAGCCAAAATGATTGCAATGTATAACTTGCTTCAAAACAAACCACCCGAACTTAAAGGCAATGTAAGAGCGCAAGTTACTCCAGCAAGCGCACCTTCATTATTAGCTAATGCTCCTATTGCAATGGCAGAATATCAATCAATTAGTGGTGTTATGGGTGATGTAGGGGTTAAAGTCCCTACCTTTAACATTACAATCAATAATGCTGGCAATGTTGTTTCTGACGCTGATTTAGTTGAGCAAATTAGAAATGGTTTATTAAACTCAAATTTATCAGGTTCACCAAGTGCGGTAGGTAGATTGCTTGGTGCGTTCCAGTAATGGCACTTCCAGCAACCCTTGATGTTTCGTTAAACTTTAGTTCAGGTGCTACTTTTCAAAACCCTTTTACTATTGGCGACCCCGTTAATGGTGTTCTAGGTGTTGGTGTTTTATCAGACGCGACTGCACCTGCTTTAATTGCTAATTTAACAGACGCAACAAGACGCATAAGCATTAGGCGTGGACGAAATGTTGCCCGCGATATTTATGAGGCTGGCACATGTGTTGTGAGGATTTATGACCCTAATTCAGACTTCAATCCCCAAAACACTAGCTCGCCTTACTATGGTCAATTAGAACCTTTAAGAAAACTTAGAATTTCTGCAACGGTTAGTGGAAACACTTATTACTTGTTTAGTGGATACACCACAGCTTATGCCTATTCTTATGACCAAGCCGAAAATATGGCTTATGTGGACATTAGTGCAAGTGACGCTTTTAGATTATTTAACTTGGCTTCGGTAGTAACTGTAACTGGACAAGCTGCTGGACAAGATACTGGCACGCGAATCAATAAGATTTTGGACACCGTATCTTTCCCAAACGGTATGCGTAGCGTTGAAACAGGCAACAGCCTCACAGTTGCAGACCCAGCAACCCTTAGAACTTCCTTAAGTGCTTTACAAAACTGCGAATTCTCTGAGCAAGGGGCTTTTTACATTACCCCCGAAGGCAATGCAATTTTCAAGAATAGAAATACAGTCATTTCAAGCGCGGGTGATACCCCAACTGAGTTCAATCAAACAACAGGTATTCCTTACAAAAATTTAAAGTTTGCCTTTGATGACAAACTGATTATTAACACAGCTACAATGACGCGAGTCGGTGGTGGCACTAGCCAAACAGCTTTAGATTCAGATAGCATTGCAACCTATTTCCCGCACTCAATAAGTGTGCCTGATTTGGTAATTGATACAGACGCAAATGCTATGAATATTGCCAAAATCTATGTCGCGACCCGTAGCAGTACCACAATCCGAATAGACGAAATGACACTTGATTTATTAGACCCCGCTGTTCCAACAGCCACAATTCTTGCTTTTGATTATTACGACAATGTTTTAATCAGCAACCTTCAGCCTGACGGTTCAACAATTACCAAGAATTTACAGGTTCAGGGTGTTGCCCATGACATAACCCCAAACTCATGGCAGACAGTCCTGACTACCTTAGAACCGACCTGTGATGGATTTTTAATTGGGGATTCAACTTATGGCGTCCTTGGGGACGATATACTTAGCTACTAAAGGAGATATACAATGGCAACAGGTTTTCCAGCTTCAACAGGTGATGTTTTATCAGCTGCAATGTTTAACGGTTTAACAGCTTTTACAATAGGTACGGCAAACACCTCTGACTATACAGCGGTACTTGCAGACCAATATCAGGTATTAGAAATAATGAATAAGGCAACAGCGATTGCGTTTAAGATTCCAACCAACGCTTCAGTTGCATTTCCAGTAGGAACAGCAATTACAGTTCTCAACATTGGCGTAGGTGCTTGCACAATTAGTGCAGTTACCTCAGGAACAACAACAGTTTTATCAGGTGGGGCAGTACCCGCAGCACCAACTCTTGCTCAATATAAATCAGCGGTTTGCATTAAGACTGCAACCGATACTTGGTATGTGGTAGGCGGAATTGCTTAACATAATTGCTGGCACTTTAAGCGTTGGGGTAACTCCAAGCACAAATAGTTACGAATCTATTGCAACAGTATCAGTAGGTGCAAGTAGTACATCCGCAACAGTTACATTTAGTTCAATTTCTAGTGCCTATACTCATTTACAATTGCGTGTGTTTGCTAGAGCAACTGTATCTGATTCAATGTGGGTACGATTTAATAATGATTCAGGTGCTTCGCAATACGATAACCATAGATTGAATGGAAATGGTAGCACAGTAGGCGCTGATGCCCGCATAAATTATTCTGCCTTGTGGGTATCATCTCGGGGTTATGGTATTCCCTCAACTGCCAATATTGGTTCAGGTATTGTTATGGATGTATTAGATTATCAAAATACTAATAAATACAAAGTAACAAGGACTTTATCTGGTCAAGAATTAAATACCTCTAATAGTGATATTGAATTTACTTCGGGTTCTTGGAAATCTACTAGTGCGGTCAATAGAATAGATTTAACTATAAATGGAAGTACTTTCGCAGAATATACACATATCGCCCTATACGGAATTAAGGGAGTATAACAATGGCTGCTGGTTCAACATATACACCGATAGCGACAACTACTTTAGGTAGTTCATCAACAGATGTAGAATTCAATACTATAAGTTCTGCCTATACGGATTTAGTATTAGTTATTGATGGTAAAGACACCACCTCTACATACTCTCCATATATTCAATTTAATGGCGACACAACCACTAATTACTCAATAACGAATTTGTATGGCACAGGTTCAGCAGCGGCAAGCAGCAGAAGTTCTAGCACTTCAACTCCTTATTTGGGCAGTTTAGGTACTAGCCGAGGCAATATGATAATTCAAATACAAAATTATGCTAATACCACAACATATAAAACAGCATTAGTCCGCATAAATGCAGCAGATTTTAGAACTTATGCAAGTGTTGTTTTATGGCGCAAATCTCCTGAAGCAATAAACAGGGTTAATATAAAAATGGAAGCGAGTGGCAACTTTGCAACAGGCTCAACTTTCACACTCTACGGAATAGCGGCGGCGTAATGGCAAATACATTTACTTTAATTGCAAGTTCGACTGTTGGTAGTGGTGGTGCTGCAACTATTTCTTTTACTTCAATACCTGCAACATATACAGATTTAAAGGTTGTGGTAAGTGCTAGGACAAGCGTTACAGTTGGGGCAAACGGATATTATTATGATGTAACGTTCAACGGTACAAGTGCTAACCGTAGTGGTAGATATTTAGAAGGTACTGGTTCTGCTGCAAATAGTGGCACATTTACCTTGTATGGTGTTTCTGATGCAAGCGACCAAACAGCAAGTACATTTTCTAATGGTGAATTTTATATACCAAATTATGCAAGCGCAAATTACAAATCAACTTCATCTGATTCAGTACAAGAAAATAATGCAACTGCCAGCAGAGCTGTTTTAGTCGCTGGCTTGTGGAGTGATGTTGCTGCTATTACCTCAGTAACTTTTACACCTGCTGGCGGGTCTTTTGTTCAATACTCAACCGCTTACCTATACGGAATCAAAAACTCATAAGGAGAAACAATGCCAACTAAACTAATAATCAACTGCGAAACTGGAGAGCAAACTGAGGTGGAATTAACTGCCGAAGAAATCGCTCAAAGAGAAGCAGACGCTAAGGCGTATGAGGCTGACAAAAAGGCTAAAGAGGTTGAGGCGGCTGCTAAGGCAGACGCTAAAGCAGAACTTTTAGTTAAGTTAGGTATCACCGCTGAGGAAGCTGCTTTACTTCTTTCCTAATGAAACCATGGTTGTCAAAGGCGGCGACACAGCTGCGGGAACAAATAGATGACTCATACCCGAACCGCGTTCGTCGGAGTGATGGGTGGATTGCTGATTTGCGTCATCAACAAGCAGGTAAAAGCGACCACATACCCGACCCAAAAGCCAATTTCGTCGTTAGAGCAATTGACATTGACGCTCGCCTTTCTGACAACAAAGGGGATTCAATCTATTTGGCAAATCAGCTTAGACTCTACGCTAAAGATTACGGACGCATATCTTATGTAATTCACATGGGCATGATTGCTTCCCCAATATTGAATTACAAATGGAGAAAATATAGGGGCTTTTCACCTCATACCCATCACATACATTGCAGCTTTAGGAAAAACCAAGATAACAATTCAGATTTCTTTGACATACCACTACTAGGGGGTAAAAATGAATAGCAAGACACTAGCCGTAATTAACTCATACGCACGCAGCGCATTTGTTTGTTTGGCAACCGTATATGTAACAAATCCTTCAGGTTCATTTGATGATATTTGGAAGGCATTTTTAGTGGCTTTTGCAGCACCTCTATTAAGAGCTTTAAATCCAGACGACACAGCATTTGGCATAGGCAGTAAAGAGTAATGTCAGCCCTTGAGTGGGCTGGCTTTGCAGCTGGAGTTACCACAACATTGATTGGCGTACTAGCTGGTATGCGTTGGCTAGTTAAAGGTTGGCTTAATGAATTGCGTCCGAATTCTGGAACAAGTTTAAAAGACCAAGTGACACGCCTTGAACAAAGACTAGATGAACTCTTTATTGTCATAACTAGGAAGTAAAATAAAGCCATGGCAAACACACGCAAACGCAAAAAGATTAACAGGCGCGTAGTTCGTAGGTCACCTGAGCCATTGTCTAAACTTGATGTTTTCATGATTACAAAACATGAGATTTACAAAGCAGCAAAAAAGGCTGGATTCAGCAATGAAGTAGCTTGGTTTTTTATGCAAGAAAACAATGCACTTCCTGATTGGGTGAGCAATGATAAGCCCGACGCTTTGATTCCTCGCATTGACCCAACAGAGGACGAGGACGAATAACTTGAAAAAGGTCGCTTTTATCAGCGATTTACAGTCACCGTTTTTTGATGAAAAAAGCGTGAAGGTAGTAGGAAAGTTTTTAGCTAAATGGAAGCCTCACCAAACAATTCAAATTGGTGATGAGATTGACCTTCCTCAGCTTGGTGGATTTAATGCAGGAACTATTGACGAGATGGTTGGAAACCTAGATGATGATAGAAGTCTTACCCAAGATGTACTTCAGTACCTTGGTGTAACAGATGTTGTAGGTAGCAACCATGGAATCAGACTTTACAGGTCAATTAAAAAAAGACTCCCAAGTTTTCTCAACTTACCCGAAATGCAGTATGAGCGTTTTATGGGATATGACAAACTCGGTATCAACTTTCACCCACATGGACTTGACTGGGCAAG